AAAAAAACACTAATAAACAATAAAAACACAAAAAAGTCAGAAAATAAGGGCTTGACTCCTGCTGTGGATATGATACAATATACAGATATTATGATAAACAACACTAACAAAAAGGACACTATGACTACACTATCTAAAAACGTAATGAGTGACATTTACAAATATAACGAGTTGAGAGAACAAGAATTAGAAGTGAACACTATGGAAAATACTATGAAAAACAAATCAGTTGAGTATCATAAGTTAAGTTTAGAAGATCAAAAAAAGCATGTTGATTTTAATAATCAAAAGTTATGGATTTTATACTTTATAAAAGACCCTTTAAACGAAGGAATCTATAAAATAGGTAGATCAAGTTCTCAGTATCATATGAGAAGAAGATTTAAAGCGCTAAGAGGTAAAATGTATCATTATGGTACACAATTAGAATTAGTTACAACTAAATGGCATACAAAAGTTGAAATTATGAGATTAGAAAACTTATTAAAGAAAAAATATAAGAAGAACCAAGAGATACAAAAAATAAGTGTTTTTAGAGAAATTAATGGTAAGCTTATTAAAACATCTTCATCTGTTCAAATGAACGGTGGTACTGAATGGAGAAGATTAAATGATGAAGAAGTAAAAGATGTATTAAGTCATTATGAATATAAAGAAGTTAAACTTAAAAAGGCAGCATAATAACCGGTTGACAAAAGACCGAATCTATGATACAATATACAGATAATATGACAAAAAATACTAACAAAAAGGACACTATGAAAAAAGGCACAGAATATAAACATCCACCAGTGGCAGATCCAAAACCAGTAAGGAAACCAATCTATTCAGTGGATAGAGTGAATACCATGGCACTTACTATGGTCAGAAATATTGCTTATAAACAAATAGCAAAAATGAATAAAGAAATAAAAGAGAATATTCAAGTTGATAGTGAATTTACAAAAATGATTGATATCAATATGAAGAATGCCATTAATAAAATCATTCACGACTACAAATTAATACCATTTGATGGCACAGATATTCCTAGAGAAACTAAAAAATAATGCTTGACTTTCACTCCAAATCTGATATAATACAAGTAACAAAAGGAGACACTTATATGGTAACCAGTAATACTAAAAAGATGATGAAGGAAGCAAGAAAAGAACTAAAAAAAATAGCGTCTAAACCAGAATATAAAGACGTTGCTAGTAAAGAAGTCATATTGGACACGATTTATGACGAATTTTTACTATATGTTGGTAACAAATACCACATGTATAATTAATATAAATAGGAGAATATATAATGAAGAAGATTTTGATAATAATGGTTTTTGGTTTGATGAGTTTCATAAACTCGGCAACCGCTAATGAGTATAACAAGGCAGTTATTGGTTCTGTTATACAATCTAAAGTAAATGGTATTGATGTTGATACTCAAAAGATATTAGAGTCTGAACTATCAAAATTAGGACACCAATTTGCTCTAGAGTCGATACAAGTTATTCAAGCTTATTTACCTGCCATACTTGATGGTATATTAGCTGAAATGAGATTAAAAGCAGATAGTGAATATAAATGTTCATTATTAAAAGGTAGTCAAATAGAGGATAAAGAATGTAATGCCAAAGAGAGTAATAAACAATAACATGAGAACCAAAAGAATGATCAAAAGGGATTTGTCTATTCGTAAGAAATATAAGACAACCTATAAAGACATTAAAAAATATTTTGTTGTTATTAACAAGTCAGTGTTTAATAACATACTATCACCTTTTAACGAAATTCAAATTAAAAAAATTTATAGAGATTCAAGTAAGAAATATTGTTTTGGTCAGGTAATTTGTTGGGAGTGGAAAAGAAAAGGCACACGACAATTTCATTTAGAAATGCTACCTGAATACAGAGATAAAAGAGATTTTGTGGAAACTTTAGGACACGAAATGGTCCATCTATATCAAATGGCTAATATAGGTGACTCGGGAAATCATAATAAGATTTTCTACAGTTTTAGACCAAAGTTAAATAGAATTGGCCTTGATTTATAAAAATGGAGAGACATGATGACAAGAGTAACAAAAGAACTAGACCCTTATTTGAAAAGTAAAATCGGTGAGGCAGTAATACAAATTAGAGAACTAGCAAAACCTAGTAATCTAGCAGGAAAACAAACAGTATATTATGAAGGAAACTGGATAAAAGATGTTTATAATAACTATACAGAAAAACAAGCACAAGTAATATTTGATACTGTTAATGGTTTCAAAAATAAATTAGACTTCTTTCAAAAGAAAGTTAATTATATTTACTTTGAGGGTATTGATGAACAACCAGTACAATCATACGAGTATATAGCAAGGGTAAAATAATTGAGCAATCTAAAAGCAATAATTAGAACTGTAATGGTGGCGACCATTGTAACCTTTTGTGGGTTTACATGGTCACACTACCATACACTTGCTGAAGAAGGCATATCATTACCAAAATTCGAACATACTAACAATAAACAATTTTTACATAATGTGAAGCAGTGTGTTCATCATGTCTATTATCATAACGATATAGAGAAAGTTAATTTAGAAGTATTACTAGCACAGGCCGCTTTAGAGTCTGGTTGGGGAAACAGTAGATTTGCCAGAGAAGGTAAAAATCTATTTGGTATTAGAACATATGATTTAAGAGAACCACATATGTTACCATCAAATAAACCAAAGAAGTGGGGAGTAAAAGTTTATAAACATGAATGTGATAGTGTATTAAACTATATAAATATACTGAACAATGGTAAAGGATTTTCTGAATATAGAAAGTTAAGAGAAAAAGGTATTACAGACCCTTTTAGATTTACAGAAACACTTGACGCTTATGCCACAGACAAAGACTATTTCGCTAAAATAAAATCCATATTAATCAAAATTAGAAAAAATTATTAAGACATGTTTTTAACAATACTAACATTTTTATCAGCCATATCTATATCAGTTATAGCGGCTGGGTATTCAATCATTGGACTAGCAACATTATTTGCTGGCGCTGTGATACCTATTATCGCTATGGGTTCAGCACTAGAAGTTGGTAAGTTAGTAGCGGCCAGTTGGTTGTATCATAATTGGAACAGTGATGTACCAAGGTTATTAAAAGGGTATCTGTTTGGTGCCATCATAATATTAATATTCATTACCTCTATGGGTATCTTTGGTTTTCTATCAAAGGCACACCTAGATCAAGTTAAACCATCATCAAGTAATAACATCAAAATAGAATTATTGAATAATCAAATTAAGTCACAACAACTTATTATTGATAGATCACAAAAGACATTAACACTATTAGACAAGGCACTAGAAGTTTATATCGATAAAGAATTTGTAACCAGAGGTCTAAAAGAAAGAAAGAAACAAGAACCAGAAAGATTAGAACTAAACACGGCAATCAAAGAAGCAAGTAATGAGATTGGCAAACTATCCGAAGAAAAGGGTATATTAAGTTTAGAACAAAACAAGATAGAGGCTGAAGTAGGACCTATCAAATATGTAGCAGAGTTGATCTATGGCGAGAACGCTGAAAACAATTTTGATAGTGCTGTTCGTATAGTGATATTGATACTCATATTTGTATTTGATCCATTGGCAGTATTGTTATTGATAGCGGCCAACATATCATTGAGACAGTGGCGAATGGCAAAACAAGCTGTTAAACTACAGAAAGAAATTAATCTACAAGATACACTGAATAGACAAAAGAGAAAACTAGATAAGTTAGGTAAGAAACAAAGAGATTATAAAAAGATGGTGGCGACCATGGGAGAGTTTAAGGACATGTCTCCTGACGAGATTAAAGTTAAAATAGACCAAATATATGACTGGAATGATAAAGGTTAGTATTATATTACTCACTGCTGTGATTTTATCAGGTTGTATGAAAACCACCTGTGTGACCGATACCGAGTGTGTCAAAAAGGTCGATTGGAATAATCCTGGTTTCACAGTTTTTAGAACTATAATAACAAATGGCACAAATCTTGGAAAATAGAGGCTTGACAAGTGTCTTATAATGTGTTATAATAAGACAACTACGGAGATATATTATGATAAATGAACTTATGATGGTGAAACATCTAACAGCAAGACAAATAAAAAGAATATCAAACGCTGAAAAAGCTTGTAAGAATGCTAGAACCAATGAGTGGAAAGAACTTTGGTTTAATGTGTTTAGAAAGTTATGTACAAAATACAATTGTACAGACTACTTTAAAAAGGTATCAAACTAATGAATATATTTTATGTTCATAAAGACCCTATTGTGTCAGCAAAGATGTTAATAGATAAACATGTTTGTAAGATGATTATTGAGTCTGCTCAAATGTTATCCACAGCACACAGAATGCTAGACGGCGAAGAATATCTACAAAGAAATAAAAATGGTAATAGAAATATTAAAAGATGGTTGTTGAAAGATAACTTATTTGAAACTACTCTATACAAAGCATGCCATACAGGTCACCCTAGTACAGTGTGGGTTATGGCAAATGTATTTCATTATAATTGGTTATACAACCACATGATTGCTCTTAATGATGAATTTAAATTGAGATATAATCATACGAAAGACCACATGACTATTCAGAAATTAAAAGATGTATTGAGACACCCACCTAAAAATATACCTGTAAATATGATTGCTACAGACCCTACACCAGCAATGCCTGACGAATGTAAAATACCAGGTGATGTGGTTGGTTCTTATAGAAAATATTACATAGAGAAGAAACAAAGTTTTGCTAGTTGGAAATCACCATCTACACCACCACAATGGTGGGTTGAAGGAGTTGCCAATGTCGGTTAAGTGGGACGGTAAGAGTAGAATATCTAATGACACTTATAGAGAGTCATGGGATAGAATATTTAAAACTAATCCTATAGCAAAAGAAGTAAGAACACCAAAATATAAACCCAAAGTTGTCAAACCTAAAAAAGGCAAAGGCAGTTTTACTAGAAAGAAATAATTATGGACTATGAAGAAATGGAAAAGATGTCACTAGAGGAATCTAAAAGACAAACAAAAGAACGAAAAGAAATTGGACTAAATATGATAAGACCATTTACATATGATGAAAAGAAATTATTATGGGATGGATTAAGAGAAGACAAAAAGACCTTACATGAATTAGCAATGGAAGGTTTTAATGAAGAACAAACATTAAGAAGAATAGAAGAAAAACAAGAATTAAGTTTAATAGAAGAAAGGAACGGATTCTAATGATTAAAGAAGCATTAATAAAAAAACTAGAAGGTGATATTGCTGTTGCTGAAGCAGATTTAAAAACTTTCTTAGCGTCACCAATTGGTGTTGCTGAACATATTGATTATGTAATAACAGCAGAGAAAAAAGTAGAAATACTAGCACATGCTAAAGATAAACTAGAGGCAATTACAAACCTATAATGCCATCATATACATTTTACAATTCAAAGACCAAAAAAGAATATGACGATATGATGACTATTGCTGAAATGGAAGAGTTGTTAAAGAAGAAGAAACATATTAAACAGGTTCCTAAAGGTATAAATATTGTATCAAGTACAGGTAATCGCCATATGAAGAATGATAGTGGTTGGAACGAAACTCTATCTAAAATAGGCGAGGCACACCCACAAAGCGAACTTGCTAACCAAGTTACAAAGAAAACTATTAAACAGATTAAGACCGAACAGGTTGTAACAAAACATCAAAAACGGCAAAAAGGAAAATAACAATGGCAGATATACCAGACTATATGAGAGGTTTCGACCTTGATGAAGATTGGGGTATTACACCTGTTGAAAAACCAGCAGAGAACAATCAACCAACCATAGACCCTAAAGCAATAGACGATCAAAATTTAGAACTATCTAAAGTCAAATCAGATGTTTCAGATGTTAAGTCTATGATGAACGAAATTATGCAAATTGTAAGTGAGAAAGAAACAATTACCAAAGAAGTAAATAGTGAGGCAACTGAAAAGAGATTTAAAGAAATAGAGAAAATAATATTGCCTTTTCTATATAACCTACAAAAGAGTGAAGAACCTTATATACATTGGCCAAATCGTGGCCCAATTATTAAGTCACAAATAGAAAAAATAATGAAACTAACGAGGAATCAATAATGAACTATAAAGAATATCATAAATACTTAAAGAAGAAAGTTACAATAGCTGAAACAGTTAGATATAATGATAGATCATATGACACTTGGAAAGATGTTCACTCTCTAAAGAAAAAAAAATTACAAGCAAAGGATAAATTAAATGAAACTAAGCAATAATTTTAGTCTAAACGAAATGACTAAGAGCCAAACGGCTGAACGTAAAGGTATTAGTAATAACCCTAGCGAAGACCACATGAATAATCTAAAAGAACTTTGTGTAAATGTTTTACAAAAAGTCCGAGATCATTATGGTAAAGTGGTATCAGTATCTAGTGGGTATCGTAGTCCAGAGTTATGTGTATCGATTGGATCAAGTGTAAATTCACAACACGCTAAAGGCCAGGCGGCCGATTTCGAGGTGTTTGGAATGTCTAATGCTGAACTATGTAAGTATATAGCAGAGAACCTAGATTTTGACCAACTGATCCTGGAATACCATAATATTGGAGAACCAAACAGTGGGTGGATCCATTGTTCTTACAGAAATGATGGTGAAAATCGTAAACAAATTTTACGTGCTTACCGTGATGACGCTGGTAAAACCAAATACGAGTCTTACAATCCTAACTGAAAAGAGGATAGGGAAGAGTTAAGAAACTCGCCTGAAAAGATAGAAGACCACTTACAGTTATACCGGTCGACCTAGACTTGACTTTTGAATTAAATTATGATATACTATGAGTATAAAAATATGAAAGTGAAAATATAATGACAAAACAATTTAATTTTATCGAGTTAGATAAATCAAAACTACCAGTAACTAAAGGTAAAAAAGTAGATGGTCACCGTTTCTATGATATAGAAGGTAAAGCGTATCCATCAATTACCACAGTATTAGGTGCTGATCCTAAGAAAAAAGAAGGCCTAAAAAAATGGCGAGACAGTATTGGTGAAGACGTTGCCAACTGGGAAATGATGAGAGCAGCCAATCGTGGTAAAGGAACTCACACATTAATAGAACAATATATCAAAGGCGAGACACCAAGTATTAGACGTGTATTACCATTAGGTCTATTCAGACTAATTAAACCATACGTTGATCAAGTTGATAACATACATTGTTTAGAAACAATCATGTATAGTAAAGAATTGACCATCGCAGGTCAAGTTGATTGTATCGGTGAATACAATGGTAAGTTATCAGTAATTGATTTTAAAACAGCAAACAAAGAACGACAAGAATCTTGGATAGAGAACTACTTTATGCAGACTACAGCCTATGCTCAAATGTATAAGGAGACTTTCGGAAAAGAGATTGAACAAATCGTTATTTTACTAGCATCCGAAGATGGTTCAGTACAAACATTTGTAAAGAATCCTAAAGATTACATGGAACCTTTGAAACAATGTATTGGTGCCTTTTATAAATATTACGAAGAATTAAACAAGGATAAAGTAAAAGTCTAAAGATGTATAAACTAGCACTTGTATTGGTTATATTTTTTACTAGTATATTAAATGCTAAAGATCATTATAACTTTTATTTTAACCAATATCCACTTATTTGTGGTCACCAAGATGAGGTAAACAAATATATAATTGAACATAAGTTTACAGCAGTTAATATAAGTATTGGTAGAGAAGGATCAAATGAAGATGGTTCAATAGTCTTTCTATTAACATATTACATTAACCAGATGAATCAAACTTTGGCAGTAGCCGAGTTACCTAATTCGCCTGAAAAGTGTATTTTATTTCACACTTTCAATTTAAGAATGAATGAAAGTTTAATTGGAAAAGACACTTGATTAACCGAGTTGCAACACGTGGCGATGGAGGGAGACTAAAGTCGCCACACTAAAAAGAAATGAATATTATGAATAGTAAAGAGTTTAGTTTAAATATAGAAAGTATGGTAAAATCAAAAAGAATATCCTATATGGAGGCAGTTCTTTTATATTGTGAAGAAAATGATATTGATCCATCAACAGCGAAACCATTGATATCAAAATCATTAAAAGAAAAGATTAAGTTAGAAGCAACAAACAAAAAGTTATTGAAATATCCTAAAGGTGGTATGTTGCCAGTATAATATGTATGATGGATTTGATGTATATAAAATTTATTTGGGAGTTAAGTTACACTTCACATCTAACAACTATGATTATACCAAATATGGAAAGGTTAAGTGCAAACTTGAAACGTTTACAAAAAGGAATGATCGATATTTCTTTCACAAGTTAAGCAAACAATATGGAGAAGATAATATACTTGATTTCTTTGTTGCTAACTTTGCTACAGATAGTAAAGGGTGGATTGGTAATCTTTTACAACAAGATGGTAGAGATGTTTACTTGGATTTTAAGAAACGTAAAGAGTCATTTGCCTACCATTTTAAATCAGATTGCGTATCTATTAGTGATGATATTGTTTCTCGTAATATTCGTTTTGATGATGTTTTTCTATGTAATAGCGGACAACATCCTAGGCTTTTACGATTACTACTTCAAAAGAAATTATCTACACAAACCGCAATCGTGCTTGACCACTTCTTATCGTTTGGTAAGAATTGGAATAAAGAAATTACCGAAAAAGTTGTATGGCCTAAAATCTCATCTACGATTACCAGATTAAAGCCTTTTATAAAGTTTAATGAGACTGAATGTAAAATGATTATGAAAGATGTATTTGTATAATGTTAGATAGATTTTGATACAACTTCTTTTCAAACCACACTTGACAATTTTGTCAAAATATGATATAATGAGTTTATGTTTGACCGAATAATATATAAAATATTAGACACTGTTATGAAATGGTGTGAGAAGTACAAACAATACAGAATTTATAAGAACACACCTAAACCAAATAAAAAAGATTTAGAAAAGTGGTTGAGGAAGAGATAACTCTTATAAATAATAATGATTCCGATTAAACAGGAAACACAAATATAATAATACGAAAATACATACAAGGAGAAAATATAATGGATTTCGACACGTTAAAAAGCTCGTCAAGTAACTTTGACAAACTTACAAAAGCACTAGAGCAAAACCTTGCTCCCGAAGACCAATCAAATAAAAACAAATACCAAGACGACAGATATTGGAAACCAGAGATGGACAAAACAGGTAATGGTTATGCTGTTATCAGATTTTTACCATCGGTTGAGGGTGAAGATTTACCTTGGCAGAGAGTTTGGTCTCATGCTTTCCAAGACAAAGGTGGTTGGTATATTGAGAACTCATTAACAACATTATCTCAAAAAGATCCTGTTAGTGAAGAAAACACAAGACTATGGAATACTGGTGTTGATAGTGATAAAGAAATTGCTCGTAAGAGAAAAAGAAAATTATCATATCATGCTAATATCCTAGTAGTAAGTGATCCAAAGCATCCAGAGAATGAGGGTCAAGTAAGATTATACAAATTTGGTAAAAAGATATTTGATAAAATTACTGAAGCAATGCAACCCGCATTTGATGATGAAAGTCCAATCAATCCATTTGATTTTTGGAAAGGTGCTAACTTTAAACTAAAAATCAGAAAAGTTGATGGTTATTGGAACTACGACAAGTCTGAATTTGAAGGCATAACAGCAGTTGCTGATAATGATGACAAGATTAAAGAAATCTGGTCTAAAGAACATGCCCTAAAAGCTTTTGTTGACCCTAGTAATTTTAAATCGTATGAGGAACTCAAAGAGAAACTTCATAGAGTAATTACGGGTGACAGAAACGCTAGCACTATTGAGAATGTGAAGCTCCCGCCTCAATCTAATAGTACAGCGAAAAGTGATCCGGTTAAGTCTCAACCTGAGTCAAGTGATGATGACGATACGTTGTCTTATTTTAGTAAATTGGCAGAGGAAGAGTAAGTCTCTCTCTTAATTAACTGATACTTTAAGGACCAGCGAGAAATCGCTGGTTCTTTTTTAATTTTAGGTGTATAAATATAGACATGGCACATATACTCGATCCTCTAGTAAATAAACAAGGTGGTATAAAGAAATCAGCAAATTGGTATAGAACTAATGTTCAATCAATGGCCGATAATATCACTGCTAGAAAGTTAATGAATTCAGGTAAGTTGAACAACAGACCTAGTCTTGGTCGTTTAAATATGTTCTTCTATGACCCTAAAGGTAAGAAGACATTACCTTATTACGATACTTTTCCTTTAGTATTACCTTTAGAGCCAATCAAAGGTGGTTTTATGGGTATGAACTTTCATTATTTACCATCACTATTGAGATTTAGATTATTAGAGAGAATGCAAAAGTTTGCTGATGGTGGCCTGAATGAGAAAACAAAGATTAATGCCAACTATGATGATGTAAAGAGTATTAGTTTAGTCAGACCAACAATAAAGAAATATTTGTATGGTCATGTAAGATCAAGATTTTTAAGAATAGACTTTGATGAAGCAGCTTTAGCTGTTTATCTTCCTGTTCAACAGTTTAGAAAAGCTGGCACAACAAGAGTTTATTCAGACAGTAGGAGTATGATTTAATGAAAACAATTAGAAAAATTATAGCAAAATTATTTGGCATAAAACAATGTCAATGTAAAGGTAAGTAATATGGCAATCCTCAGAGGCGGAACTAGAATATTTGGACAAGACATAAGAATAGGTCTTCCTAGAGATAACACTTTGACAAGAGGTGGTATTTTAAAAAGAGCTTCTGAACTTCCAGGTAAAAGTATTGGCGCTAGTGAAAATACAATAGGTAGATTTGTAGCAGGTATAGGACAAGGTGAGGGTTTTGCTAGACAAACAAGATTTTTAGTTAGGTTCAATATGCCAAACAAATTAAAATTAAATCAACAACAATATCACCCAGCTGAAGGATTTGATACTTCTCAACAAGGTATAAATGATGTAGGTGGCCAAGAGTTGGCTAGAAATGTTGGTATGATGTGTAATCAAATTGATATGCCATCTAGGGACATCAATACTAAAGATCATATAACATATGGACCAAAGAGACAAATGCCTTATGCTTATTCTTTTAGTGGTAAAGTTAATCTATCAGTTTTTGGTGATAAGTTTTTAAGACAAAGAATATTCTTTGAAACTTGGCAGAAAATGATTTTTGATAGAAACTCACATGACATGCATTATTATGATGAATACACAGGTTCTGTAGATATATTTCAGTTAGGTTCATTTGACGCCGAGAACGATAGAGACAGAGTTACATATGCTGTTAGATTAAATGAATGTTATCCTGAAACAATTGGTAGTTATGGATATAATTATGGATCACAAAATGAAATTGTAAATTTACCAATAACACTGAATTTTAGAGATTGGAGAAATTTAGGTATAGACCAAGTAAATAATTTCTCTGTTGGTGCCTCATTTGGCACATTACCAGAGATAAAACCTGCTGCTGGTTTCGGAGGACTATTTGGTGGTATTCTAAATAGATTGCCGCCTGAATTGAAAAGAGCAGGTCAACAAGTTATCAATACGGCAAGAAGAAACTTACCGATTGGTAGAGCAACCGGTGGAAGAGTATTTCCACCATTTTTATAATTAATATAACAAAAGGAATATAATGGCATTACCGATATTAGAAACACAATCGTTTGATTTGACTTTGCCATCTGCTGACATTAAAGTAAAGTTTAGACCCTTTCTTGTAAAAGAAGAAAAGATTTTATTACAAGCTTTAGAGTCCGAAGATCAAAAACAAGTAGTAAATGCACTAAAAGAAATAGTCGCTGCTTGTACTTTTGGTTCTTTAAATGTAGATGACTTACCTACCTTTGATTTGGAATACATATTTTTAAACATTAGAGCTAAATCAGTTGGTGAAGTTGCTAAATTAAAAGTTTTATGTCCAGATGATAAGACAACTTACACTGACATAGAAGTTGATTTAACAAAGATAGAAGTACAAGTTGATGATAGTCACACAAATAATATTGTGGTAGATGAAGAAAAGAAAATAGGTATTATTATGAAATATCCAACATTAAGTGCTGTAGATCCGTCAATGGACTTTACAAAAGAGCAGACTAATAAGATATTCGATTTAATAGCTAATTCAATCTATCAAATATATGAGGGTGAGAAGATTTATAACACAACAGATTATACGAAAGAGGAACTTAATAAATTCATAGAGAGTTTATCAACAAAAGCATTTAGTGCTATACAAAACTTTTACACTACTATGCCTAAACTGATACACGAAGTTGAAGTTGAGAATCCTAAAACAAAAGTGACAAGTAAGGTAACATTGCAAGGACTGACCGATTTTTTCGGATAGCCCTCTCACACGATAGTTTAGAAAACTATTTTAGTGTAAATTTTGCTTTGATGCAACACCACAAGTATTCTTTAACCGAGTTAGAGAATATGTTACCTTGGGAGAGGGAGGTATATGTTAACTTACTGACACAGTATATAAAAGAAGAAAACGAAAAGAATAAGAGAGAGGGAAACTAATGATAGAACAAGGAAAACAAACAATTAAGAATGTATGGTGGTTCTTTAAAGAAGAATTACCACAGTTTTTATCAAATTGGAGAACTGTTCCAAGAGTTATGATGGCTCTATACGGACTAGTATTCTATAACACTATGACATGGTTCATGGCACTAGAGAATCCTAACAACGCACAAGCAGGTTTTGTATCTGTTGTTGTTGGTGCTGGCGCTGCCTGGTTTGGACTATATGTTAATGGTAGATCAAGTAAGATTCAAAAGAAATAAATAGATAATATGGCTGAACTAGTATTACCATCAGGAGCAATAAAGATTATTCAATCACAACAACAGTTGGTTGGTGGTGCTATTGCTGGTAGTGCAGGTGCTGTTGGTGGCAATGGTGCCAATCCAGATATAGATGTTTTAAAAGAAATAAAAGAATTAGCATTTAAGTCTTTTAAAAAGACAACTCAAATAGCAAAAACATTAGCTGATTCTTTAGCATTTGAGAAAAATCAAACTAGAAGAAAGAACGATCAATCTGCCGAGTTATCAAAAGAAAGTGGTGGTGGTGGTGGCGCTGTTGGTGGTTTTATAGGTCCTGAACAACCTGAAAATAAAAAAGGTGGATTACAAGGAATAGGTTTTGCTTTAGGCGCTGCTGTAGCACCTCTTATGAATTTCATAGGAAAGATAGGTATGTTATTTAAAGGTCTATTCGCAAGTAAAATATTCTCACCATTAGCGAAACTCTTTTCTAAAGGCGGATCTTTCTTTAGATTTTTAGGACCATTAGGACCGATAGGTTTAATTGCTGGTGGTTTATTTCTATTATTTAAATATTCAGATGAAATAATAAAGGCGTTAGCACCTACAATAGACAAGATTAAACAGATGGCAAAAGATAATGCTCCAATGATAGAAGCACTTAAAAATGGTTTTGATTGGTTATTTAAAAACGTTATCGTTGGTTTAGGTAAAGTTATAGGTGGTATAATAGACATAGTTGGTCCATTACTTGCTGGTTTTGGAAAAATATTAACAGGCGATATAATGGGTGGATTAAAAGACTTAGGTCAAGGTTTGTTAAATGTTGTATTAGTGCCTCTAAAGTTACTTAAAGAGTTTTTTGATCCAGCAATACAGGTGATTACATCTATGGCTAAAAATGCTTTATCTTTTATCACTGGAATACCAGAATACATTTCAACTGCCTTTACAAATATGATTGGTGAAATGAAAACAAATTTTGCAAACAATACTGCCGCTATCAAATCAAGTATAATGGGTAT